CAAGCGCGCTGGATCGTACGAAGTCGGGAATCATAGAGTGCACGTGTGTACATGGCATACTCTCTCATCTGGGAGTCAATCACCAAAGGCAATTGTTTTCTCTCCAAATCAGAGTGGTGATACCAGTTACACATCTCGTCAATAACGGTCAAATCAAGTTGGCCGATAAAGCGAGCATCCAAAGGAGACCAAATGAATGATCTCTTCAGAAACGTAACCTCAGATAAATCCCGCGTTTTCGCAGTTTCCTTTCCGGTTTTGGCTTCATCCGTATACGTAGCTCCGAAAAAAGGAGCAGCTTCAGTTACGGTGTGTTGGTTGAAGAATGTACTAGCAAAGTCAGAAACATTAACAACATTGTCATCTCCGTAGATGGCAAGGGCAACATGTTCGTTGAAGGCTTCCATGTTCGCGTATTGCTTGGGGGCGCAACGCAACCAGAAAAGTCTCATGAGCATTTGTCCAATGACGGTGTTGACCGTCGCGGTGAGATATACGCCGGAGGGCATACAGTGGGTCTGTCCATAGACTGTGTCGCCAAAGATATGAACCGAAGAAACGATGTCAAGAAACAAGGTGGCGCGAATAGTTCGCTCCTCCTCAGTTCCATCATACCATTCCTCGATCACATCCAAGGCGGCCCAGAGCAATTGGGCAGAGACGCTGCCGTCCCATCCGGAATAATCACCAGCAAAGACCTTGCGGCCTTTCTGTCGGAGATGAGTGGCAAGATTTTGCCAATCAATGCTGTAGGGGTTTATGCCTATGCTAGATTCATTTGTGACGCGGTTGCGGGCCTGGTGGGCTACAAAAGCGCCAAAATACATTCGACAGAGAAGAGTGAAATCCAGGGGAGAAGCGGAAAAAACTCGGGTTTTGCCAGCTGCCACTTTCGCGAGCGGCCGGCGTTCATCCTTTAACAGATCTTGCCAGTAAACTTCAATGCGCTGGCCACGCTTCAGCATTTCGAGCTTGGTGTCAATCAAACTTCGGAGCTCATCAGAGATGACGAACTCTTCGTTATCAATCCACGTCCG